AAGGAACGGTGCCGGAAAAGAAAGCCATACAAATCTGGGATATGATGTCAAAATCTGGTTCGTATTCCTTCAACCTATCTCATTCTGTAGAATATTCCATGATTACATATTGGGATATGTGGAGCAAAACATATTATCCCAATGAGTTTTTGGCTTCCTGCCTGACCCTTGGTGATAAGACAAAAAACATCGAATATATCAGGGAAGCCAGGCGGCTTGGTTTAAAGATCAATTTACCAAAGATTGGCATTTCAGATGCCGTCAAATGGAATTGCGACAAAAAGGGAAATTTGTATGCTCCGTTTATTTCAATTAATGGGGTTGGCGAAACTGTAGCCGAAAAGATTGCTGCGGCCAAACTCGGGGAGAAGCAGCGGAAAGGCTTTTTCTCATCGACCCCAAGTGAAAAGATCCCCGGCGTGAATAAAAACGTAACCGCAATCCTGACCCAGATAAATGCATTTGATCCTGATTATGTGACAACAAGAGATGATCTGAAGAAGTTTAAATCACTATTTATTTTTTGAGGAAATATGAGCCTTTTTTGGTCACTCCATTGCCGGGATTGCTTCAATTGCAAACAGAAAGTTATCAAGACCGTCGAATCCCTTGAAGAATTTACCAGCCGGAAAGATAATGAGATCCGGAAGGGATGGAAAGAAAAACTCCTGAAGACCGGTCACCTTGAATTCTACTGGTGCGGCCTGGAAAGAAATACCCGCCTGCGAACTTCGCCACCCGGGCGAGGTGGAGAAAAAAGGATTGAAAAAGAATTTTGTTCATTTATGGATAATTAAGGAGATAAAATGTCACTTGATACCAGATTCCGCCCGGCAACCCTGCAACAGATGGTCGGCAACAAAACCACCATTGCGGCTATTCAAGGTCTTTTTGATCGTCGGGAAAACTTCCCCCATGCCTTACTTATTTCCGGCCCGACTGGTTGTGGGAAAACGACCATTGGCAGAATCATAACTGATATGCTGGGAGCCAAGAGCGATGATTACCGGGAGATTGATTCTTCGCAATTGAATGGAATTGATACTGTCCGAGAAATTAAGAATCAAATGCGATTCAAGCCCAGGCATCCGGAAAGCACCTGCAGGGTTTGGCTTTTGGACGAAGTCCATTGCTTGGGCCAGGGCGGGGCGAGTGAAAAGAATATCCCTCAAAACGCAATGCTGAAAATGCTTGAGGATGCCCCGAAGCATGTATATTTTATCCTTTGCACCACTTCCCCAAATCGCCTGTTGCCAACTATTCGAGGCCGTTGTACTAGTTTTGAGGTATCGACAATTGATCCTGATTTGATGGCCGGCCTTGTTAAGAAGACCGCCAGGCGGGAAAAATCACCGGTATCAGATGCAGTCGTGGAGATGATCGTCGAAAAGGCTGGTGGTCACCCCCGCAATGCCATGAAGCTACTGGAAAAAGTAATTGGCTTGACTGAAGAGCAGGCACAGGAGATCATCGATGAGGAGGAACGCTTCACTTCAGAAGGAATTGAATTGTGCCGGGAGCTCCTGAAGGCAAAAAGCCAAACCTCCTGGTCAAAGATTGCAAAAATCTTGAGTGGATTGAAAGATCAGGATGAGGAAGGAATCAGACGGCTGGTATTGAGTTATTGCAATTCAATCCTTTTGAAACAGAATAGCCTCCATGCTTTTTTGATCATGGATGAGTTCTCCCAGCCGTTTTATGATACCGGCAAGGCGGGTTTAACTCTGGCTTGTTACAAGGCGGTTTTCAATGATGAACGAACAGATATTCCTTTTTAATCGGTCAATCAAAAATAAATCAGCAGAAAACTGATTGAAAAAAGTATAATAGGATAGAAGATAAATTTGCTGGCGGAAGCTAGAAAGCATCTAGCGGTTGGTGTATGATAACGTGAGCCGCAGACCAATAATGAACGAACTTCGTTTTTGGTTTCATACCACCGATTGAAAAGCGGGTTAATTCAATAATTGCAGGTTCAAATCCTGCCCGCCGGCAACCAATTAAAAAGGAATCCGAAATGGAAACAACAGAAAACGAAATAGCCGAAAAGTTTGGTCTTGACCCTGCCGAACTGGAGATTGATTTTGATCAACTCGATGTTGAGTGGGGTAAACAGAATTCAGTCCTTGATAAATACCTCAAGGCCTCCGCATATTGCGAAAAGCTGGTACGCAAGGCGGAAGAGAAAATCAAATTCCTGCGGTCAACCCTTGTCCTGGAAGTTTCCAAAGATCCGGAAGGATGTCTTGGCAAGGGCCAGAAGGCCACCGGTGCCACCATTGAGGCTTATTATAGAACCAACCCCGACTACCTGGAGGCCAAGACGGAATGGATCGAAGCTCAGTATATTTGCGATCTTGTCAACGGCCAGAAATCCAGGGCTTACAACCGGAAAGCAATTCTTGAAGAGGCCACGAAGTTAAGCCTGGCCGGCTGGTTCTCGGCCCCATTGATTCCCCGACCTCTCAAAGAATTGGTTCAAAAAATCGAGGAAGCGAAACTCAAAAGTACTGATGGTCTTGTCAGGGCCAAGGTCGATGAGAAACGGGAACAAAGGAGGGCGCGGAGAAGTCGGCCACCCGTCGATGATGAATAATATTACGGTTTGGGAATCAGTAGGATTGGGGGTATTTATTTGGATAGCATTCCCCATCTGGTTTTATATCGTCGTTAAAATGGCTTCGGTTGCTTGGTTTCGGGGCCAGTTCGATATCATAAAAGAAATGAATAGTTATACCCAAAGCAATCAAAACAACTATAAGGAGGTAAGTACAGATGGCAAGGAAAGAAACAAAGCGTAAGTATGGCTCGGCAGCAGATCGAGCAAAAGCAGCAGCTGCAGTAGCCGGGCCAGGAGGTGGGGGTGGGACAATGTTTCAGAATATCCCGCAAGGAACTCAATTTTACAGCCCCGAGGAGGGCAAGGCCACACTCAGAATTCTGCCGTACGTAGTCAGTGATCCGAAGCACCCGGATGGTGAAATGGCCCCGGCCGGCGATATCTGGTACAAGCGTCCATTCAAGCGCTTCCGGCAGATCGGCCTCGACAAGAAGCCCTACATCAGCCCGAAGTCAATCGGCAAGCCATGCCCCATAATGGAGTATTATTCCGCCGCCAAGGCTGATCCCTCGATCCCCGATAAGGAAGCGGATCGAGCCAAGCCGCAGGATATGGTCATGTATAATGTGCAGGTCTTGGACCCCAAGGCCAAAAAATGGTCCGATCCGATGTTCTGGTTCTTCTCTTATGCCAACTTCGAGAAACCATTCAAGAAAGAATTGATGGACCCCGACAATGAAGAATATCTGACCTTTATGGATCTGGAAGGCGGTTTTGATATCCGGGTTCGTTGGGAGAAGGAGTCTTTTGCCGGTCATGATTTCTTGGCGGCTGGAAATATTTCGTTTATCGAGCGGGATGACCTTCCAGAAGAAATCCTTGATGAAGTGATCAATCTGGACGAAGTCCTTGTCGTCAAATCCTACAAGGAGTTGCAGAATATCTTCCTTGAGATTGATGAGGAAGGCGAAGACAAGGATGATGATCAGCCGGAAGAGAAACCGGCCAGGCGCAGAAAATCAGCCGATGCCGATGATGAACCGGAAGAAAAGCCAGCCAGGGGTCGCCGGCAGAGATCAGAACCCGAGCCGAAGGAAGAAGAAGAAAAACCGGCCAGGCGTACCAGGGCGAGCAAACGGGAAGAGCCTGAAGAAGAACCCGAACCGGATAAGCCTGCTCGCCGGGGCCGCAAGGTCGAACCGGAAGATGAGTGTCCACACGGATTCGTCTTCGGTGAAGATTTTGATACCAAGGGCAAATGTACCAAATGCAAGGTCTTTGATTCTTGTGAAGCGGAGTTTGATTCTCAAAGCAAGCCGGCGGAAAAGCGGTCAGAAAAGGAAAGTAAATCAGCTGCCGGCCGAAAGGGGAAAACAAAGAACGACGATGAAGATGATTGCCCGAGTGGCCACAAATTCGGTATCGATTGCGACAATAAACCAGAATGTAATGATTGCCCGAAATGGGATGCTTGCATGGACCGCCAGGAGGAAATGGAAGCCGGAAATTAACCTTTAACTTCAACAATCGGTAATAGAAAAGGGGCAGGGGAATTAACCTCTTGCCCCTTTTTAAATAGGAATTTAGGATATGGCAGATAAAAAAATAAAGCTCAATATCGGCAAACCAATCATTATTTCCGCTTCTGTTTCAAAGGAGCAACTGGAAATATTGGATCTTCTTTCCCTTCATCACCAGACTACCCGCTCTGCCATGTTCGCTAAACTCATTATTGATCATTCCGATATTGATGCTTCAATCCGGGCAATTGCGGAAAGGGTCGTGGCAAATTATTGTGAAACAAATGTCAATTTTGATGACTTTTTGAGGTCTGCCGGCATCTGGTTGGAGCAGAAGAAAATATCTCAATACTATATTGAACGAATCATCCAAGAGGTCAGGAATCGTTATGCGGCGTAATTCACCAAACGAAGGATACATCGAAGCAATCAAGGAAAATCTCGAAGAGGAAGTCCCGGTCCCGGAGAAATATGACGGGGATATTTCCAGGGTGATTTCCACCGGTTCAACTCTTCTTGATCTAGAAATAATGGGTAAGAGAGTCCGGGGGGGCGGCATTCCAGGCGGCATCCTCGTGGAAATCTACGGTCCCAATTCAGGCGGTAAAACTGTTTTGATGTCGGAGATTGCCGGCGGTATCCAGCGCCAGAAAGGCAAGGTCAAATTCTTCGATGCAGAGGCTCGCTTGAGTAAAAAGTTTGCCGAGATATTTGATTTCACCGTTGATGATTGCGAGTTCGGGGTGCCGAATCAGGTGGCAGATGTCTTCTTGCCCCTTATGACCTGGAACCCAGATGGCCCGCCTTGTATCGGTCAGTATAATCGCCGTCAGAAGAAGTGCCGGGAGTGCGGGGATTCGGATACCTGCTCTGATTTTGACCTCGATAACCGACCAATTAACGGCGTCTTTATCGATTCTTTTGCCCAGCTCTGCGGGGAGTTAGAGAAGGGGGATGAGGAAATCGATAAGCGGGGATCGGCCAGGGCAAAAGAATTCAGTCAATGGATGAGGAAGCTTGCCCCGAAGATTACGGCAAATAAATGGTTAATTGTCGGCAGCAATCAGATCCGGGATAATCAAAAAGCCAAGACTGATTTTGATCCGAAATATGTGACTCCTGGTGGCAATGCCGTTCCGCATGCGGCTTCTCTTCGCTTGGAGATTTCCCCTGCGGCCAGGCTCCGGGATGAAAAAACAATCAACGGCAAAAAGGTATATGTCGAGTATGGCCATTGCTCCAGGGTCAAGATCATCAAGAATACGGTATCTGGACAGAAGGGTTCGGCCGAGATCCAGATTGTCGTTGACTACGGCATCGATGATATTACGGCCAATCTCCAATACCTTAAAAAATTTACGCCAGGGTCAAAATACTGGACCGGCGATAACAGTCTGGAAGATGCCATTGAAACAATTGAGCAGGATAGATTGGAACTTGAATTGAAAGAAGCGGTCATTGATTTATGGGAAGAGATCCAAGATAAATTCAAGAAGGATCGGAAGCCGAAAAGGAGGTAATATGTCAAAAAAGATTGACTTCGAAATCCAATTCTTAAAAGAGATTGAAAAGTGCCGGCAAAAATCCGCTGCCTGCTCCGCAAATGGGATAATTGCAAAGGATTATGTTTTTAGTTTAAATGACATAATAATCCGGGCCGAGATTGCCAGCAAAGAAAGACATCACGAATCGATGTTATCTCTCTTCAATGAAATGAAAGCCCTGCGATCATGAAATACCTGGCTTTTGACACCAATTTCTTCTGCTGGCGAGGATTCCACTCAACCGGCAATATGCAATACAATGGGGTCGGGACCGGGGCTATTCAATCCTTCCTAACGGCCATCTATTTCCATTGTAAAAAGTTTGGTATTTCATCTCCGCTCTTTTGTTTTGATTCCCGCAAGAACTACCGGAAAGAAATATTTCCCGGGTATAAAAATAGACCGCCAGCCAGTCATAAAGAAAAACTTGAACGGATTGAAATAGTCAAACAGATATCTACAATCAGAACCCTTGTCCTGCCGACAATGGGGTTCAAAAATATCTACCAGCAAACCGGCATTGAAGCGGACGACATCATGGCTAGGCTGGTGAGAGATAATCCCCATCAAGTAATCGTCCTGACCGGCGAT